TAGACTCTCACGGTTCTGAAAGTCAAACCCTAACAGTTGACCAAATACCGGCACACACGCACACAACTACAATAGAGGTTCGTGAAAACAGATCATCTAGTGGTAGCCAACCCGAAGGTTCTAGCGCAAGTGTCGTAGGAAGCCCTCAGTTTGAGTCAGCGCCTACAGGTGGTGGTCAATCTTTTGATAACCGTATGCCATACATTGCTATTGCAATCTGGAAACGTACAGCATAATAGGAGAAACATATGTCAACTTCACCAAGAGCACCGAGAGGTTTCTTTCCGGCTGACTTAACGCCACTGATTCTTTCTGGATGGCAAACAAATAAATTTGATGGAAGCATCCCCTTCTGGGCTGACGTTGACGGACTCCAATTTACAGAGACTGGTGTTAGGCGTAAACCCGGTCATAGTTTTTTACTTAGACCCTTAAACTCTGTGGGGGTCTACAAGCCTATACGTGGCCTTACTTCAATACAAGAGTACGGCACTAAGGTAATCTATGCGGGTGATTTAACTAAGCTGTACCGTTACAAACAAGACTCACCTGAAGTTGACGGTGAGATAGTAGGCTCCGGTTATAACTTAGTAGAAAAAGCTGGAGCTTCTACTTGGGACTCCGGGTCTACTGTTTGGGACGCTGGTGGTTCTGTATGGGATGATGGGGTAATTGAGGCATCTGCTTGGTCCTTTACTAACTTTGGTACTTGGGTGCTAGCTGCTGATAACGCAGGTCCTATTAAGATTAAAAAGAACAATGAGAACTTTGCTGAAATGTCTTTGAACAAAGCCACAGGTGTTACTATAACCAGCGGTGGGTCTTCTTACGCACTCAACAATATTGTTACCTTTACCGGAGGTCTTGCTGCAAAGGTTACAGGTGTAAACAGCGGAGTAGTTACTCAACTACAAGTTACAAACTTTGGAACTACTTACACAGCCAACCAAACCCTTTCGGCTTCTGGCGGATCTGGTGCTAATCTTCAAATCACAACACAGATTACAAACTGCCCTTTTACTAGGGTAAGAGCTATTGATAAGTCAGGCCCACACATACTAGCTGTCAACTACGACAAAGCTACCACAGAGCATCCTTATGATGTAGCTTGGTCTGCAGAGGACGATCCAGATGATTGGGCACCTGCTGCCGATAACGCTGCTGGTAGTCTTACGTTACGAGAAGCATCGTCTCCCCTTAAATGCATTGTACCTTTAGGTGAGAATAAGGCTATCTACACAGATGATCAGATGTTTATCCTTAGCTACCTCGGGTCTCCCTTTTACTTTGGGTATCAAACCGCTATGACCTCAGGGGTCGGAGCAGTGTCCGCTAGGTCAGTAGTATCAGTAGACAGGGTTAACTACGGTTTGTCACGAAGAGGTTTGTTTATGACAGATGGTAACAGCGTTACCCGTATTGGAGATGGGGAAGGTATTAACCGCTACATCTTAGCTAATATTTCAGAGTCTGAATACCCACAAGTTTGTGCATACCACAATAAAAAGAACAATGAAGTTATTTGGTCTTTACCCTTAAATGATACAAAACCTAATGTAGAGATTACTTACAATTACTCAACAGGTGTTTTTAGTAAGAAAACTTCTAACGTTTCTGCAGCTCTGGAGAGTGGAGTATTTCCTCACGTTATTACAGCTAGTAGTAGTTCCTCTATCTATCTTGAAGACGAGTCTGCATCTGCACATACAACTAGCGCTTTGACCAAAGCTCATGACTTAGACGACCCTTACTCTATTAAAGAGATTACAAGTGTTAGGGTAGGTAAGATCGGGTTAGGTGATCCTTTAGTTCAGATTGGTTGGGCAAATAACATTGATGATGAGCCTACGTTTAACCCTGCTGATTCTTTTTATGTAAACTCAGAGTACAAAGAGTACCCTGTTCGTACTTCAGGCAGGTACCTTTTTATGAAGGTAAGCTCTTCTGAAGATTCGGACACTTGGGAAATCTCTAACATTGTTATTAAAGGAAGGATAAGAGGGTTTAGATAATGTTACCAATTAAATACGATGCAAGGTCTACTCAACGTGAGTTAGATAAAATAGATAATAAAGTTAATAAGATAGAAGCTGGTGGTTCCCCTACGACCCTTGCAGAGGATTTAGCTAAAGGTAACTCTACTGGTGGAAGTGATATCAATGTTACTGCTGGTGATGATATTAAGTTTGGTCAGGGGTCTAAGTCTACTTACAATGAGATATTACAAATATACCATGATGGTTCTAATAGTTATGTTAGTGAGTTTGGGACTGGTGACCTTGTATTATGGGGGTCTGCTAAGATAAGAATGGGAGGGCCCTATAGCTCTCCAATTATTATAGCAAACTCTAGTGGATCCGCTGAGTTAAACTTTGGGGGTACCAAATGCTTAGAGACTGTTATGGGTGGTGGTGTTAAAGTAGAAACTACAATACAGTTTGGTGGTCTTAAGGGAACTACTGGTACTACCGTGACACGTATACTAGATGAAGACAATATGGCATCTAACTCTAACACAGCCTTAGCGACCCAACAGTCTATTAAACAATATGTAGATAGTCAGTCAGCATCAGCAGGAGAACTTCTTACTACACTAAATGGTGCTATAACCGACAGTGAGTTAGCTAGTAGTCTATCTACTCCGATTGCTACTATCCCGACATTGACTAGTAATCTAAGTACTCTTACTACAAACTTAAATACTAGTAATGGAAACATTAGTGACCTTATAGATTTCACTGGTTACACTGAAGGTTACTCTGGATCTGATATACTAGCAAGATTAGGTGCTACTGAAACTGTAGCTGATTCTAAAGTAACTACAGCTCAATTAGCAGCTGAGGCTACTGCAAGAACTAATGCAATTAATACTTCTGCTCTTTCATTACAAGATCAAATAGACGACCTCCTTGCTATACCTGATTACAATAACTCAACTACTTACGCTATTAACGATCAAGTTGTTTACCTTGATAAACTTTACATTGCGACTGCAGCTACTACGGGTAATTTACCTACGAACACTTCTTTTTGGGATGTGTTAGGTGACTACTCTAGCTTAGGTGCTTTGGTAGCAGATAACTCTGCAGATATTACTGCAATTAATACAGTAACTGCAGGTAGTTCTTCTGCTGCAGCTCAGGCTATTACAGCCCTTAACTCTACAGTCAATGATGCTACTACAGGTGTTGTTGCTACTTCGCAAGCATTAGACTCTGTAGAAACTTTAGTTAATAACGCTTCTACTGGTGTTACTGCTTCAGCTAATAAAATTAGTGCTTTAGAATCTACAGTCAATGATGCTGCTACGGGTGTTACTGCTACCTCACAAGCATTAGATACAGTAGAAACACTAGTTAATGCTTCAGGCACTGGCGTTACTGCTTCAGCTGCTAAGATTAGTGCTTTAGAATCTACAGTTAACAATGCTACTACAGGAGTTACAGCTACATCAAATGCTTTAGATGTTGTGGAGACTTTAGTCAACAACTCAAACACTGGTGTTTCAGCTTCTGCAAGTAAGATTAGCGCTTTAGAATCTACAGTTAACGATGCTACTACTGGTGTTGCAGCTACTTCGCAAGCATTAGATACAGTAGAAACTTTAGTTAATGCTACAGGCACTGGAGTTACTGCTTCAGCTAATAAAATTAGTGCTTTAGAATCTACAGTTGACGACCCTACCACAGGTGTTACAGCTACTTCAAATGCATTAGACTCTGTAGAAACCTTAGTTAATAACTCAAGTACTGGTGTTACCGCCTTGAATAATAAAGTAAGCACACTAGAGTCTACGGTTAATAATGCTACTACTGGTGTTGCTGCTACATCTAATGCTTTAGATACAGTAGAAACTTTAGTTAATGCTACAGGCACTGGAGTTACTGCTTCAGCTAATAAAATTAGTGCTTTAGAATCTACAGTTAACAATGCTACCACAGGTGTTACAGCTACTTCAAGTGCATTAGACTCTGTAGAAACTTTAGTTAATAACACCTCTACAGGTGTTTCAGCTTCTGCAAGTAAGATTAGTGTATTAGAGTCTACTGTAAATAACCCTACTACCGGGCTTGCAGCTACAGTAACCAATTTAAGTGCTGTTGAAAATGCAATTGACGACTCAACCACAGGTCTTACTGTTTCTGCAAATAGACTTAATTCTTTAGAGGCTACAGTCAATAATGCTACTACAGGAGTTGCAGCTACATCTAATGCTTTAGATGTTGTAGAGACTTTAGTTAATGATTCAGATGACGGAGTAGCTGCTTCAGCTAGTAAGATCAGTGCTTTAGAATCTACAGTTAATAATGCTACTACAGGAGTTGCTGCTACAGCTAATGCTTTAGATGTTGTAGAGACTTTAGTTAATGATACAGATGACGGAGTTAACGCTACAGCTACAAAAGTTAGTGCTTTAGAATCCACTATTAATAACCCTACTACAGGGTTTAGTGCTGTTTCCAGTGCTTTGGATGTGGTAGAAACATTAGTTAATGACTCTGATGATGGAGTCGCTGCTTCAGCTACTAAAATATCTACTTTAAACACTACCGTTGGGGACAACACAGCTAGCATACAAACTCAAGCTTCTACTATAAATGGACTCACATCTCAGTTTACAGTTAAGACTGATGTGGCTGGTAAGGTAGCTGGCTTTGGTTTATACAATGATGCTACTACTGGCTCTGAGTTTGCCATAGCAGCTGATAGGTTTTACCTAGCACCTAGCCCTGATCTTACAGGGCCGTACAGCCCCACTAGCAGCACAGTAGGGTCTTTAGGTCAGATATACTGGGCGACTATAACCAAAAAGTATTTTAGGTCTTCAGGTGCTTCTCAAGGTGGTTACATTTGGAATGAGCTAGCAACACCTAATCCTTTTGTTGTTACTACTACCCCAACTACTGTAGGGGGTGAGTCAGTTCCTGCAGGTGTGTACATGGATACCGCTTACATTAAGAATGGATCTGTAGATACTTTAACTATTGCAGGTCAAGCTGTTACTGTACCTTCTTCTGCTAAGACGGCTATTAATACTTACTATGAAGAGGATGATAACACTGAAATTATGCCTGTAACGTTGAATGTAAATAACTCCGGGGCACCTACTAGGATTAGAGGTAAACTTTGGTTTCAACCTGCCTATAATAACAACTCGGTTTCTATGTTTAATATCTTTTGTAAGCTTGATGTGACAGTTCAGGTTAAGTACTACAATGTAACCACATTACTATCGACTAACCAAGAAGTTAACTTTAATGTAACAGCGACTCATCGTAACACTAATGCTCACATTATTGATTTCTTGTCTACCCCTCCTTCAGGGACTACTCGAATAGAAACTTCTTTAATTTTTAAAGTATTAGAAAGCGGAACTGCTTGGGGTGTTAACGCTATTGATGCTACGTTAGATATACTGGAGACTAAGAAATGAGTACTAACTACGTTGTATATGATACGGATACAGGTCTTATTAAAAAGACTTTAATTTGTAACGAAGAAAACATTGAGTATAATCACTCAGGTACTGAGAGCTATACCGTAGGTACCCCTGAGGCCTCTCATAAGTACTTTATAGGCGGTGTCTTCCTTGAGGGTACCACTAGTCCCTCAGAAGCTAAAGCTACCTTAGACAGAGCTGTACGAGGGATGAGAGAGTCCTACCTTATGATGAGCGATTGGACTCAGATGCCTGATAGCCCTTTGTCTGATGAGAAGAAAACAGAGTGGGCTGTATATAGACAAGCCTTAAGGGATCTACCTGCTAACTCAGTAGATGCAACTGCATTGTCTCAGGTCTCGTTTCCAACTAAACCGTAACAACTGGAGGACTATATGCTTTGCATGTGGACACAAGAACACTTTAAAGATATGCCTGCACTAACCCTAAAGCACATCGAGTCTGCCTTAAGATTCGGATATGGAGAGCGTAAAGTAGAACACGTAATCGAAGAGCTTGTATCGGGTAGTAAACAAATATGGCTAGGGACTATAGGCGAGAAGTTTGTTGCTACTGTTGTCACCCAAGTCATAGACTACCCGCTAAAACGTACTTGTGAAATAACCTACCTTGGTGGTGAATCAGGAGAAGGCGTAGCGGAAGCTTTAGGTGAAGTCGAATACATAGAACGATGGGCAATCTTTAATGACTGTGACGACATGCAAGTGATAGGTCGAAAGGGTTGGCTAAGAGCCTTAAAGAAACATGGGTACTCAGATAGATACACCGTATTAGGTAAGTCTCTGAGGGAACCAACAATAGATAAAGGATCAACTAATGAAACTTAAAGGAAAAAGATCTAAACAGTTTAATGAGTATGACGCAGAAGTTGGGGCGATTACTGATAACTATATGATTAACTATAAGGGTGGTGGTGGTACTTCTACTACTGGACCTTCTCCAGAACAAAGACGAATACTTGAAAAACAACTAGGCTATGCAAATCAGATGGAAGGCTTTGGGCCCCAAGACTTCTATGGAGGTAGTACACTAGCTGAACGTGACGCTGCTTCTGTCCAAGGACTAGAGGCTCAACGTGGGGCTGCGGGTTCTGCTGGTGCCTTAGCTGGCACAGCTGCTGACAGGTTCCAAGATGCAATGGCTTACGATCCGATGAATGATCCACGAACCGGAGAGTACTTGGATGCCTTGACTAACCCTATGATGAAACAATTTAACGAAGAGACAATTCCTGGGCTTAATACTGCTGCGGTTAATGCAGGTGCCTTTGGTGGTGACCGTGCTGCTTTACTTAAGTCTTCAGCTGCAGGCGAGCTAGCATCTTCTATAGGTGATACAAGAACTAAGGCTCTTCAAGGAATGGTAGACTCTAACAGGGCCTATCAGGGTGATATGTTTAGCCAGCTAGGTAGCTTGCAAGACGCATCTCTTAAAGGTAGTCAAATCCTACGTGATGTTGGTGCTGGTTATGAAGGTTACGGTCAAGCAGATATTGATGCTGATAGAGAACGATTTGAATTTGAGCAGGATGCACCGAGACAAAACCTACGAGATGCATCTAGCATGCTTAGTGGTATTGACTTCGGTAGTATAACTAAACAATCAGGAGGGGGTAAGTAAACCTCCTAAGGACCTAAGTAATCCTATGACAACAGATTTAAAACTAAAAGCAAGTGTATCTTATTTAGAAGAAGCTATTAAAGATTCAATAGAGTCTGGAGAAGTTGAAGATAACATGGATCAAACAGGTCTTAATCATTACTTTACAGACCCTATAAAAGACTTTAACGATTTATGTTTATATGGAAGAGAGTTAAGTGTACCTAAGGGTATGGTTATTACAGGTGCATTACATAGGCACCCCCATATTATAACATTAATTAAAGGAAGTATGTCTGTTGTTTCTGAAAAAGGTCGCAAGATAATAACAGCCCCTAGTACTTGGGCTGCACCTGCAGGTTCTAAAAGAGCATTTTATGCGTTAGAAGATTCGGTTATTCTTAACGTACACATAACAACAATTAAAAGTGAAGAAAACCTAGACAAACTAGAAGAGGAAGTAACAGCTCCCTCGTATTCTTCTATTGGCCTCGAAGAGCCAAACTACAAATTACTAGGAGTAGACGTATGAGTTTTGCAACTATGGCAACATTAGCGTTAGGTGGGGCAGCATTAGGTGCTTTGGCTAACCCAGAAGATAGAAAGAAAGGAGCTCTTATGGGCCTAGGTGCTG